CCGCAACTGTCGCAGGACAAAGTCTTTTTGTACTCCAAGAACTTGTTTCGATTCTCTTGAAGCTTTGGCTTGGAAGTTGGCACTAAAGCCAATACGTTGCTGCGATAAGTATAACTAAATTTCTATAAGCTGGATATCGGATTTGAACCGATGACCTGAGACTTACAAAATCCCTGCTGCTACCACTGAGCTAATCCAGCGAGTAGGGCGAGAGTATCCGCCGACGATAATCTACGATGCGGCTTAGGGGACTCTTCGTTTAATACAACGTTCCTTGTTGTACCCTCTCGGCCTCCTATTTTAATTCTAGCTGCTGGATCCCATCCGTTTGCTTTGTTGTGCTTTGCAACATTTCCTGGTGTGCTTATAAAACCATCAGCAGTGGACATCCATCGCTGAGAATTAGTTGACGCCGCACCCTTTTGTGAATCAGATTTTTTTTCTTCGTTTTTTCTTGCAAAAATACCTAATCCATTGTTTTTACACTTTAAACCACCGGGTCTTTTATTTGCCTTATTGGAGTCAATAGTCATTTGTTCAGGAGTTCGTCCATGTATTCCCCTTTTTTCTTTATAAATTTTTTCTCCACCAAGTTTGCATGCTTTTTCCCGGATGGCCCAAGAGCGAATAGCTCCGACTCGTTCATTAAGGCAAAACGGTTTATTAAGATCCGGAACAATTAAACGACGTTCTAAATTTACAGCTTCTATCCAACCCTTTTCTGTGTAGGGAAATATCTCAAGAATTTGAATTTTAGGTGTATAAAAATTCCACATCCATTTGTGCGTTACAGGTGATCCCATGTAACCATCATTATATTTCTTCTCTTTATGAACACCCCAATACCAATGGGGCACTTCCTCAAACGTAATCTTATATGTATAAATACGTGAGCACATAATACTTTAAGCAATCCGATGACAGTTATCTGCCTGGCGAGTACCCTGATAAATTATACAGTTTCATTTGGCGTTTTCCAGAAGTAATCGTCCTGTTCACCAAGCCTTCCCCATTTAGGTGCGCTTTCGACATCGAAGTACCGTGTAGACACTTTGAAGTCTGGTGTCTTGAGGTTGTGGTTGGTTAACGATGGATCGCACATGCGACAACGATTGTTGGGATAAGCGCCAATTTGGCCGTTATCCAAAACCACAATGTTATGAGATTTATGTTCATCAGGGAATTCAGCAAAGTAAAAATCTGGTTCATTCCTATGTGGATGATAATTGTCAATTGTAAATAAATATGTGCCTTTCATTACACCTGCGCTACGCGTCATCACTTGAAACTCCATATTGAAGATCAAGTTCTTTTCAATGATCGTAAGACCATGATCGAATCCGTTCCAGAACTGCAGGTCGGTCAGGTCTAAATCGGGGGTGGGTGGTTGTGGTTTGTCTGGATGATCTGAGTCCCAAGTTAAGAATGCACTGATGGGCAGCTTGTCGTATAGGGCGCCGTATTCAGTTAAATACGTTTCAAAATACAGGGCGCGACCGGTGAGGGACTTGCAAGTCACCCAATAGCCGGGAGTGTATTCCCCATGGCCGTCGTGTAGGTCACGCAAGTATTCCCGTCTGACCCAAACCCTTACGGGCGGTACGTTAGCAACAAGTGTTGTCACAAAAAATCCCGGCGTTTATACCGGGATCATAGCTTCCTTCCTTGCCCTTTTGAGCTCTACGTTTGTAACGTGGAGGGACTTTCGACTATTAGTCCCAGAGCGGTATTGCTCCAGGGTTAAGATATCACTTTTTCTTTGGTGCGGGTTTAGGAGTTGGTTTTGCTGGCGGCCTGGCGGGGGGTTTGGCCGGAGGTTTGGGAGCAGGTTTAGTAGGAGGTTTGGCCGGAGGCTTAGGTGCCGGTTTACTTGGCGGTTTGGCAGGAGGCCTCGGTTCTGGCTTGCTGGGGAACCCGGGTGTAGTAATTTCTTTTTTGGGGGTTACTCCCCGGCGAACCGCGTCTACAGACCCTTTGCCATATCTACCTTCTGCTTCGTTTAAAAAAGTTTCGAAACTTTTGCCTGGGTTGCTGCGTTCATAATCGCGACGCATGCGATCAGGTGTGTAATAGTCTTGGTTATTTGAAGATTGGCCGCCAGGGAAGAATACCATAATTAAACCAGTTGGCTTGTTTTATTATAATGCGATTGTTTATTTATTTTTGTAACGTTTGGCTGCTCGCGCTGCACGTCCTGCTTTCTCTGCTGCCTTGGTATTTTTTACAAACTGTTTTCCTTCTCGACTAGCAGCGCGTTTCTTTTGGTCGGTCTCTTGACGTTCTTCTTTTGACAGTGAGGCCCAGGCGGATTCCGGCAGGTAACGCTTTGTATATCCTTTTTGAATTGCTTTATCTGCCATTACTTTGAGTCCTTGTATTTCTTGGCAGCAGCTTTAGCTTTATTGCGTTTTTCATATTCATCTTTGGTCATCCACTTTTCTTTGCCCCATTTTTCTAGCGACTTTTGCTTTTCGCCTTTACCGCCTTTATATTCGCCTCCGGCTTTTTCATATTCCTGCGCTACAAGCTGGGCCTTACGTGCACTCCATTGACCCGCTTTACCGCCACGGGTTCCGGCCATCACGCGATCTTTAATACGTTCGCGTAACTCCGGCTTGGAATATTTGCTATCGTCCTGGGCCATCAGGATTATTTTTCTTTTCTTCCAACATTTTAGCCCACCTACATGGACGAGCTAACTTTTCCCAGTCTTTGGGTGGCTCAGGAATTAAACGATACAACTCACAAAAGTAATTTTCTAATCTTTCTTCTTCAGTAGGAATGTGTATCTTCTTTGTCACCTTTGGCCTTGCTAAAACGATTCATAATTTCATCCATGCATTCCAAAGAATCTAACCGCTGCAGTAAATCTGCAATCACGTTAATGGTCATGGGATGTTCGGAGCGTGCTGCAAATGCCAATGCATCGCGCAGATGTTTGCCAGCTTCGTTGACTGATTCCTTGACTTGCGTGGATAAAGACATTTCGGATTCCTTTGGTTCGCGAACAATAATTACATTCATATTAAACTGCGACTAGGTATATTGTGTCATTATTTTTATCTTAGCTCTAGTACGGGTAGCTCTCCTTAATTCACAAGAAACCGTACAGAGTGGCCGTCTGCACCAATGGGTGTTTTTAATGCAAAAGAATTGATTTGTTTTTTAATGTATACCAGGTCTTCTCGGGTAATGCAGGGGGCTGTGCCTAAGAAGAAAACACGCTTCAACACGTCATATGCATTAGGGAAATCTTTAGCGTTGCCCAAATGTTTGTACGCAGGGTGTAGCAGTAAATTACCAGCAAAATAATTGCGGGTTTGAACACCGTTGGTTTCCAGGTGCTGTTGTAAAGCTGTCTTTAATTGGGCATTGTCACAGACAATGGGAACACCAAACCATGACGTTTCTGCTTGGGGTTTTTCTTTGATGATGCGAAGATCTGTTGTATAGAAACGATCTTCGATATGACTGCTGATCTGTTTGTAATTACTCCTTCTGATGCGATGGACCTCATCAAATTTTTTTAGTTGAACCTGACCAATTGCCCCTTGTAGATCCAGGGGTTTGAGATTGTAACCGATTTGACTAAACACATATTTATGATCGACCAGGGCATCGTAATCTTCCAGCCAGTAATCAAAACGTTTGCCGCACATCCCTTTTGCTAATGTGTTGCAAGCACCAACGCAATAGCAGTCACGCCCCCACCAGGCAAACTGGCGTGCAAGTTGAATAATCTCTGGAATGTTGGATGACACCATTCCACCTTCTAAGGTTGTGATGTGGTGGGCTGGATAAAAAGAAGTGGAGGCTGCAACTGCTTCCTTGGTTAAGTAATCACCATCCCATTTGGAGCCAAGAGAATCACAATTATCTGCAATGTATTTCAGGGAATGCTTGGAGCAGATATCGAGTAAACGATCCAGGTCATAACAATTACCCAAAACAGGACTACTAAATACAGCGACTGTTTTATCCGTGATGGCGGCTTCGACATGATCCAGATTCCAGTTAAGGTCATCCCAAGTGATATCAACAAACTTGGGGACGAGATTATTTTGCAGGATTGGGTTGATTGTGGTTGGAAAACCAACGACACAAACAATAATCTCGGCTCCGTCTGGCCATTCGAAATATTTTTTTAACGCAGCAAGCATCACAAGGTTGGCAGAGCTGCCGCTATTCACCATCAACGATGAACCAAAACCAAAGACTTTGGAAAACTGGCGCTCAAACTTATCTACCTCTTTGCCCGCTGGATACCAGGCCCCTTCTTTCAAGCAGGCAATTGCTGCTTCAATCTCTGTTCCATCAAAGTAGGGTCCGGAGTACAAAACTTTTGATGTAGACATAGGTCGCGCAATCCTTCTTCCAGGGGAATTAAATGTTGAAAGCCGTGAGACTTTAGTTTGCCACAATCTAATGCAAAGTGTACGGCTTGGTTGTAATTGGCGGGTACATTGCTTCGCAAAACACATCCCTTTGAATTCAATAAAAGTTTGGCATTATCCAGGGCATCGCCTAAACGGGTTGAAATTCCTGTACCTATGTTGTAAATTTCATGGTTGCTCCCTTTGCTACAAAGGAGATTTAAAGCGCGGCATACATCCAGGATGTGAATGAAATCTCGGGAGATATTGATATGAACGGTAATGTCATTATGATTGCGCAGGTGATTGATAAGGTAATGTAATGCATTGCGTTTGTTGGAGCCGCTGTCGGGTCCGCCGTATACATTGCCAAGACGCAAGATACGATAATTAATCCCAAAGGTTGAGCAGTATTCTTTAACTAATTTTTCCGCTGCATACTTTGTGATGGAATAAAAACCGTTCGGGTTGCAAATGGCCGATTCATTGGGAAACGAATGGTCAGGTCCATAGACAAACCAACTGCTCACAAAATTGAATGTATCAATGTTTGCCAAACGGCATGCCTCAAGCCGTTTAAGGAGTTGCACCAAATTGGTGTCAATATCGATGTGAGGGTTTTCTTTGTAGGTGGCGTTATCTGTTGTACTGATTAGGTATAGAACATCTTTTGTTTCGGGATGGTACTGATCCCTGGGTATGCAATGGACCGGAAATAAGGCACGGTAATAGGAACCAATAATTCCCGTGGCACCATATAAACTTAAATCCATCGTTGTCTCTGGCTACGCACTGGGTCGTATAACCAGTAGTCCAGGGGGAGGTCCATGTCAAAAGGGGTGAGATACTTCTCCTGGCCTGGCATGCCTCCCCATTTTTCAACGTAATACCGTGCGTTTTCTTTAAAAGTTTTTTGGTTTTTTGTCGCAAATTCAGGGTCCCTTTTGAGGGTTGCACTCACAATGTGGTCGTAATCCAGGGGGAAATATTCCCATTTCAGCCCCGCCAACTTCATGCGATAGCGGTGGTCGTTGTCTTCGTAATACGCAGGGAAGAAGTTTTCATCCAGATAACCAACTTCGTACAGTAATGCGGGTTTAAATACCAGGGACGAATACCCATTTTGGCTTTTATCGCAAAGAATGCCAACGAACGGATCCTGTAGGCGTTTAGCCAGGCGCTTAAGTTCTCCTGGTTTAACGTGCCAATCAACCGAAAAGATGCACCAGTAGGGGGAATCGGTATTTTGTTTGATGATTTGGTTGACACTCCCAGAGAAGCCGACGTTTAAACGGTTGAAAACAACGGCAACTTCATCCACGTATTGTGAGCTTTCGCTGACAATTGTCTCAATTGCGTCTCGAACTGCGGGGTCTTTCCCCATGGAGTTGTCAACGATGAAATATCGTTTGACTGGAAAGTCAATCGAATTGAAGTGTTTGTATAGATCATCGGCACCATTGACGATCATGGTGCCGATAAGTTCGATGGGCGCAGGATCTTTACTCACAAATCAACCCGAATGTACTCTTGGTTTTCTTCAATTAATTTAGCTTCAAATCTGTCGGCGTTGACGGTTTCTACGTCTTCGAATGCCACACCGTTTTTGGTGTAGTAATCACGTTTTAAGAATTCTTTTAGACCAAGGCAAGGTTCGCAGTAGTAAAAGCGGGTTAAGTTACACAAAACCTAAAAACTGCCAGATACTTATTTTGTATATTAATTCCAGTTGCAAAATGATCACCACAGCAAGCATGGCGAACCTGCCGTTCCAGCGTTCGGCAAAGGCGATGTAGTCATCCCGGTGCCAAGGGAAATTATTCAAGTGGAGGTCAACGAGATACTCTTTCCAAATTGTTTGGAAAAACCAAGCGAGGCTGCTGATCCAGCCACGTAACCATAAGACAAACTTATGAATCATTGGAAGGTATCCAATTCGTGATAGAGGAAATAGCCATCAATGGCTGTGGTTATAAGAATAGCAAGCAATAAAACCAAAATAACGTTCCTGAATTCTTCCACAGTTTCTGATAAATACGTTATTGTTTAATTAATATACTAAAAACCAGGAATGGTTGCTAAACTAAATACAGCAGATCCTTGGATTGAAGCTGAGGATAAGCAACCAGATCTAATGCGGAACCTTAATAGGACCGCAGCCAGAATTACGCTTAACGGTAGAAGGCACTATACAACTCCGTTACCCACTGGACCTGCGCCCTCCGTAACTACAATTATTAGCGAAACAGCTTCCGAGGCAAACAAACGGAAGCTTGAAATGTGGTCTAAAAACAATCCGGGTGTTAAAGAACAAGCTGCTGAACGGGGAACTGCCATTCACTATGGGATGGAACAATACCTCAAAGGGAACAAAAATCCGGATATTCCTGAAGAGTATGGGGATTTTTGGGCGGGAATGCCATCGATATTGGACCAGTTCCAGGAGGTCCTTTGGGCGGAATCACCGGTACTTGACAAGTTTAATTTTACTATTGGTGCCGATGACGTGGCTCGCGTGTGGGGTTGCGATTCTGAAGGGCGATCTTTTGCTGGTGCTCCTGACATTATTGGGGTGGTGGGTAATAAGCTTACTCTTGCTGACTTGAAAACTAGCGTTAAACCTTATAGCCGTAAATGGCCCAAGGACTTAGAAAAGGGTTCGCCTGAATGGCGAGATCTCCTGGGTGGTCACATGAAATTTAAAAAGACTTGCAAGCAGCTCGCTGCATACGACATCGCTATTGAACAAACCTTGGGGATGAAGGTCCAGCAGGCTGCAATCTTAGTTTCAACGCCGGTGCGAACTCAGGTTTTTAAAATCTCTAGGAATTTTTTAAACCTTTTGCGCGAAGATTGGTGCAAAATTCTTAAAGAATACTATACGCAAATCGAGGAGGTTGGTGAGTATGATGCGGACCTTGTTTAAAGACATCCTCCAAGAAATAATCAAGTGGTGGAAACGCGTTTGGTTTGAGGCTAAGCTCACGGCTCGTCTCAAGATGATAGAACTTGAGAATCAAATTGAGTCTGAGTTAGAACGCGAAGAGCAGAATAAACCTATTTATATTGAACATGAAGTTGATCCTGTGCTCCAGACGGGGGAATCCCTGAAGCTTGGTGGCGCAATGGAATTAAGGGCACCTTGGTATCAAGATGACACAGTGGACGCCGGACAATCAAAAGACTCCGTGGAATCCAAATGATCCGGAAGAGTTGCGTAGACGTACAGCCTGGTCTGTCGCAACGTCGTGCGCAATTGAGACGGGTGAGCAACCAATTGATATTTACAACAGAATGCTTGAACAATTCAAGGCTGTTGATATGTATGGACACATGGCTTTAGATGAGTCTAATGAGACCAAGTAACTTCAGAAAGTTGTAATGGACCCCTCGGATTGGTGGCCGTAGGATAAGAAGACACCCAAAAACACCCCATGGAAATCCAAGTTTCTGTGGGTGAGTGGATGAATAGTCTCATGAATCGCATGGATAATGCGGTGGATGGGGACTGTTTTTGTCTGCCCACCGCCATGCATCTTCACGCTTTCATGCTGTTGAAAGAGCAATATTTTGAAACTAAAAACTTTGGCGTGTCCGTCCAGGGGTTGGCTACAACTTCAAATCCAGAAGTTAAACTAGATATCTTGGGAATTAAATGATGAGTGGAAGTTCAAAATTTGCTTTACGTCCTGGTGAAATTCGCCTGGATCTTCTGCCCATCGACTGGCCGCTGACGCCACTGGGTGCCAACAAGGATCCGTATGTGCGTGGTTGGCAAGATAAACCGTTTAGTAAAACGGAAATTGAAGAAGAAATTACGACTGGTGATTGTAAGGCCGTTGGCTTGATCGGGGGTCCCGCTTACAACAATCCGTATGGTTTTGTATGGGTTGATGTGGATGGCCCAACGGTTTATGAGCTGATCAAGGAAATCTCAAATGAGACTGACTTTAATAGTGCTCTGCCTCCAACGCTGACCATTTGTAGCGGTAAGCCTGGTCGTGAACGGAAGCTTTATCGTCTGCACCGCGATAAGCAAAAGCATTTCGTTCGTAATAAATACACCTGGCATGCATCTGGCAATCGGGAGAAATTAGAAATCTTGTGGTCTCGGCACCAGGGGGTGCTGATGGGTTTGCATCCTGAAACGGAAGGATACTACACCGCCGAGGGCATGGGGTTTGAGTGGATTGATCGTCTGCCTGAATTTCCGGAATGGCTGCTGAATCTCATCATTAATAAGAATGTCAAGCAGGGTGTTCCTGCTAAAGAGACAACGCGTTTTGTTGGTCCAGGCTTTGCGATTAACACTGAGGTTTCGTTGGATCGAGACATTCAGCTCGCCAGGGAGGCAATGTGGTCCTTGCCTGCAGAAGCCGCTGATGATTACGACATCTGGATCACGGTTGGTCAGTCGCTTCATTCATTGGATGAATCGTTACTTGATGAATGGGATAACTGGTCCAAACAATCGGAAAAGTTTCGAGATGGTGAGTGTCACCGCCGTTGGCTTTCCTTTAGTAAAGGCGGTGGTCGCAGGCTTGGTTCGTTAATTCATATCGCCCAGGAAAATGGCTGGAAGCCTTCCGAGGACTATAAGGCCATGCCCGTGGATGACGCCATGATTGATCATGTGTCAAAACTACTGGCCGAATTAGAAGAAGACTTAGGTATTAATGCAGCTCCCGACATGCCCGTAACAACTGAAATCCGTGCAACAACTTGGTCCGCACCAAAGGTAAAGACTGCTTCCAAGTCTGGTAAAGATCAAAAGCCTCGCAATCCTTCTGCCGACATTGTTGCAGATGTATTGCTGCAAATGTACAAAGGGAATTTGCATTACAGCCCTCAGCACGGCAGCTTTTTCATGTATGAATACCACAGCAATGGACTTTGGTCTCTGCTGTCGGACCACGAAATCAAGGGGGATATCAAAAATAAATTTGAAATGATTAAGGAGAGTCTGTTGCCGAATGGCTACAGCATGAACCTTATTAATGATGTGCTGGAGCAATTAAGAATTAGTGTCATCTTTGATGATTGGTATGAAGGCAAAGATCTTTTGCTCTTCACGAACGGTATTTTGAACGTTCATTCAAAAGAACTGATGCCGTTCAACCGTGATCTGTACATCACCCAACAACTTCCTTATGAGTACGATCCGGCTGCCACATGTGAACCCATCATTAAATGGTTGAAAAATACACAGGAAAATAACTGGGGTCGCACCCAGGTGTTAAGGGCTTGGCTTCGTGCAGTGCTTCTTGGGTACTCTGATATTCAAAAGTTTGTGGAGATTGTCGGCCCAGGTAAATCGGGTAAGTCCACTTATTCCAACTTGGCTCATGCTTTGGTTGGTGATGACAACGCCATGATTTCTTCCCTTGAGCATCTGGAGAAGAACCGATTTGAAACCGCAAACCTCTATAAGAAAAAACTGCTGCTCTTCAATGATGTGGAGCGGTACGGCGGTTCAGTTTCCGTGTTAAAGGCGATTACTGGACGTGACCTCATCCGTAATGAACGGAAATTTCAGACGGGCAGCCAGAAGCCTTTCAAGTTCAATGGCCTCGTGATGATTACGGCCAACGAACCGATCCAAACCACTGACCCGACTTCTGGTTTAGCGCGGCGTCGCCTCACAATTCCATTTGATAAACCGTTTGTTGGCTCCTCGGCAGAGCAAAAAACACTCATTGACATGGATGATCGCGGTCGTCCGTTCGGAGAATTTGCTTCCTTGCTGCCAGGGTTGGTCAACTGGGTCCTGGATTTGAGTGAGGCTGAGATGCGGGAATACCTGATGGAAACCAACAAGAAGGTACCGTTCTTTGCAAAGCATCATCAAGAACAAATCCTGAAGTCCAATCAGATCATGGATTGGATGAGTCACTGCATCATCTTTGATCCAGGTATTTCGTCTGCCGTGGGTGTTGCCAAGATGGCTGTCAACAATCCATCTCGCATCTATGAGCACAGTTCGGAGCACCTGTATCCAAACTACTGTGAATTTTGTCGTGGAAGCAATGGAAACATCTTGGGCCGCAGTCGTTTTGAATCGTTGGTCTTAGACGTTTGTATCCACCAGCTGGGTCTTAATGTTTACAAAATGAAGACAAATCGTGGCCTGAGGATCAACAATATTGCTACGCGGACAAGCAATGCCACCAAATATCAAGACTATCCGTCAATCGTTGAAGCGGGCTTGAATAAAGAAGAATGGTCTCAATTTTATGGAGATGTTTTAAGTGGGAAGACTGATGTCAAAATGGAGGAAGTGGCCGAAGAATTTTGAGTAAAGGGCGCCATTTAATTCTGGATCTTTACGGTTGCGACCAGCAGCTGTTGGATGATTACGACCGTTTGCAGCAGATGCTAGAAACTGCGCTGCAAATGTCGAACGCCACAATTCTTCGGATTATTGGCGAAAAGTTTAAACCCCAGGGCGTCACGCTGCTTGCTTTGTTGGCTGAGTCCCATGCCTCTATCCACTCGTGGCCCGAGTTGGGTTATGTGGCAATCGATTTATACACTTGTGGTGATAAGACGAATACGGATAAGGCTGCTCAGTTTTTAAAACATAAACTAAAGGCAGAAATTGCCGAACAAAAAGAACTTATTCGCTCTTCAACTCTAGAAAAATAAGTATAGTAAATTCAGTCAACTTGCAAGTAATGACTGAAAACAAACCTAAACTTCTTTGGATTGGCGATATCGTCGCCATGACTGGCTTTGCACGGGTCACAGAAAATGTACTGAGCCGCCTGAAGGATCGATATGAAATTCATGTGCTTGGTTGTAACTGGCACGGTGACTACACGCCGTTGCAAGATGAGTACCGCATGTATCCAGCCTCCAATCGGTTCCAGCAGGCGCCCTTTGGAGAAGATCGAATTCGCGAAATTGTTGAGTTGGTTAAGCCAGATGTTGTCTTTACGATTAACGACAGCTGGATCATTAACGAACAATGGAAGCGCATTGCTGATTTAAGGGAATCGCTCAACTTCAAGTTCGTGGGCTACTACCCCATGGATTCGTATGAGTGGTATGCAGCTCTCCTGGATACACTCAATGATTGGGATGCAGCAATCTGCTACACGGAATTTGGTGCAAACGAAACAATTCGTGCGGGTGCCAAGGTGCCGATTACTGTTATTCCTCATGGCATGACGCCTAAACAGTTTTATCCCGTTGATAAGAAAAAAGCGCGGAAAGAACTGGGGCTGGAAGAAGATGATTTCATTGTGTTCAATGGCAATCGAAATCAATTCCGTAAACGGCAAGACATTACAATCAGTGCCTTTGCCAAGTTTGCGGTCGGTCGCCCGAACGCCAAGCTTTACATGCATATGGGGATGAAGGACCAGGGATGGGACATCATGCCGCTATTTGCACGGGAGATGGCACGTCAAGGGTTGGATCCCAACAACCGCATCATCATGACTTCGCCGCACCCGCATCCCCCCTCGGTGCCGGTGGAGCTGCTCAATACCATCTATAACGTGGCCGACGTAGGTGTTAATACCTGCAAGGGTGAGGGCTGGGGGCTTGTGAATTTTGAACATGCCGCCTGTCGTGTGGCCCAGGTGGTGCCTGATCACACGTCTTGTAAGGAAATTTTTGAAGGCGCTGGCCTCTTGATTCGTTCTCTCCATGCTGATGTGGATACAAACTTTGGTCGTATCATGCCGTGCCCCGATGACAACCATCTGGCTGAGCTGCTTGCAAAGCTGTATGAAGACCGTCAACTGCTCGATGAGACCGCACAGGCTTGTTATGAGCGTGTGACGGATCCCTGCTTCGATTGGGATACGGTTGCCGATCAATTTGACGACGTTTTCCAGGAGGTCATTGCCAAGCGGGAGGAGGAGAAGCCGCAGATTGTCAAGCCAAAAGCCAGGAAGAAAGCAAAGAAGTAATTAAGTGTTACAAGGGCCCCAGAGATGGGGCTTTTTTGTGGCTGAGAAGTCTTGGTGTGAGACGCATCTGAGTTGATGGGATTACACGAAAACAGGGAATAGCGTCCGTTTATTACTACCGTGAGCTAAATGACATTGTTGGTAAGGGGTGTAATTGTTTCTAGGAATAAAGAGAAATATTAATTCCTGGAAAGCATGACACTTTTGATCAACAATGTCATTTACGTCTAACTAAAGAAAAAATACCCCTATTCCCTGTTTTCCTGCACGCTTGCTACCCTATGCCTGGTTTCAATGACACAATGGGCCGTCATCGCATGCCTCTGCCTTCCCTTTGGAGGCTTAACGAACTCTTTTGTTTGTCTGATCGCTATCCCAGTGGGCTGGAGTGGAAGATTGCTAAGGCTGGTTACAAGCCGGGGGATCAGGCTGGACGGAAGAACAAAGTCACTGGGTTCTATGTGGTGAGCGTCGATAACGCCACCTATCTGGCTCACCGCATTGTTCAGTACATGCGTACTGAAAAGGACTTAACGCACTGCACGGTTTCCCACGGTCCAGACAACTTGGAGCGGGATAACCGCAAAGAACTGCTCATCACCAAATCTCATTCTGCGTCTCGTTATTCCAATGGCTAATCGTTATCGTTCCGTCAAGGATCCTGAAGTTGTTCGCGGTTTCCGCCACGTCAACGACATTGAAACGCTCTCCGCCCAAGAGCTGGAAGAACATGGGTACTACATTGGTTTTCCTTGCCCTCACAACCATTTCATCCGTGATTCACAGAATCATTGGTGTTATTTCTGCGTCAAGAAAATTCTTTCCAACGTATGTGGCTTTGATATCAACTACTTACACACCGACTACAAAATTAAGTACAAGCGTCTATGGTCCCAGCTTCAAATCGGTGATCGCGATGATTGCTGGGAGGTGAAGTCTGAGAGCATCTACACGCCAAAACGCGTATGCATGCCGTCTTACCGTTCGCTTTACAGCAAACAAAAATCAGAAGGTATTACGTTTCAAAAAGCGATTTATCAATGTGCGTGGGGCGATATCGGAACGTCTGTCGTTACTCGGATCTGCGGCAATCCAAGGTGCGGCAATCCCTTGCACTTGGTTTCCAGCTGGAACCGTCTCTACCCTCCATCATTCATCCATCCGTTTGAAATGGATTTTGTTCCTGAAAAGCTGATGCACTACAGCAGACGTAAAGGCGACCCGGACCTTGCTCATTCTTTGTTTAAAAACACAATTTCAAATCCTCTGGAGCACTTAGAAAACGACGAGTAGAATGTAAGAAAAAGATTGCGATTATAATGCGTACTTCGCAACAACAAAGACAAAGAACAAAGAGTGATCCTCTTTTGCTTGGGTCATTTAGTCAGTTGTCGGTGCGAAAGTTAACTGGAACTTTGGGTCCAAAGAACCAGGTCATTGGGCGTGCTGATACAAACTTTATTTCTAACGGTGGTTTTGGCGGCGGCACTTACAATCACTGGTTTCAAATTGACTTAGTTTCTCCCGCTTGGATCATCATTGCCAAAGGTGGTCCAAGGCCTCAATATATCAATGTTTCAACATACGATTTAAATCATAACCCAATCGAGGGGCGTTCTATTTTTGATCGCGATAGCGTTTCAGAACAAGTTAACGGGGATATTTATTATCCCTATGTCGGACACGTGATGAACAAACAGTCCGACTTGTACAACACATTTGATCCAGCGCGATTAGACCGAGGCGACGATCGGTATTATCCTCTTGATGCCGGTTCGTATCTGATGTGTGTATCAACAACTCGAAACGAACCCTTGGCTTATGAAGTGGCATTTGTTGTTGAATTCCCAACAACAATGTTTGAAATCCTCCTAGAAGATTATGCCTACTTATTATATGAAGACACGCAGGAAAGCTATGTAATTGCTGACACGGTTAGTGATTATGTTGAGAACGATCTTCATACTCATTCATTATCAGATTGGGATGAAGCATGGCAGCGCGAACATCAACAAGGTGTTCCGTTCCCAGCAGTTCTTGTTCCTTTAGCAACCCAACCATGATTTCGCTCCTTAGGTTTTTGCGCTGTAAATTACAAAGAAAAAATAAAACAACACAAGAGCTTTTTCTTTTGTACTGCCAGGAAAATCCATGGGCGCCTGAATGTCGTTTATATGATCTTTGATTGAAATGAGCACAGATGGGATTTCGTACGAGACGACGGAAGAGGACTGGGAAGATTTTTTTGCCGACTGGGATTTACGTCAAGGTACGACTTATCCCGTGGATCATGACAACGAATGGTTGTGTGTGGCTAGCCAGCATGGCCGCATCCAAATCGAACCGTCAAATCAACGATTGGATGAAACGCCGCAAAAACGGCAGAGCCCGCCGCCTGGATATGAATTTGACCGGTAAGACGGGAAATTTAACGCAAGCCATTGCGATTCGTTTTACACGTCAAATGCAAACATGGATTCCTCCAGGAGATTCAGTTGCTTTTCGTTGTGAATCAGCAAAGGCAGATAAACAGTTTCGGGTGTGGAAACGCTGGTTTTTAAAACATGAGCCAGGACATTGGGTAATCGATGAAGAACATAAAGCATTTTTCTTTTATAGGGATAAAGATTTAAAATAAAAGAAACGGTATTATTATCATGCACAAACTTAATGAGTACTTGGAAGTGGCCCTTGCCATTCACGCTGCTGCTTCTGCCATTACCGCATTAACGCCGACGCCGAAAGACGATACTCTTGTGCGGAAATTTTATCGGTTGATTGAAATTGCCGCCCTCGTCGTTGGCCGCGCCAAGCAACGCTAATCAGTTGGGAAGAGCTTGGAACCAATAAACACATCCACCTTGTTCTTCCACCCAATCTCTAGTTGCATAAGCGTCATTCTTGTTGAGAGTGACGCATTTTTTTTCATCGCCTAATTCCCAACAAACATTGACCAGTATGTGGGGTTCTTTATATTTTTTCACTTTACGACAAGAAGAGCCCATCCTGTGTTGTTGCCGTCGCATTCCCAACGACGTAGCCAATTTTTACGACTGTATTGTACGCTTTTTCCGCGTTGAGCTTGATTACTGACATACCCGCCATTAACCATGTCAGCTTCTCCGTTTGGATCATTGAAAACAAACGTGGTTGGCGTGTAACCAATACAACAGCTCCAATGGCCGCCACCTGTGGGATAACCAATACTTCCTTTGTGTAACCAACCGACAGCAACGGGTCTGCCTGCGTTGATTTCATTTTCCAAAAGTGTTGCGTTTCCGTTGGTAATAAACTTGGCTTTAAGGCCCAGGGATGTTAATGCAGCAAGCTGTGCCTTTTTGGCGGTTGTGTCTCCATATCGGCTGCGGATTTTGTTATATTCGTCATCGTTTTTTACTTTTCCGTAATATTTGGCAATCATTGCACATGTGGAGGAGAAACATTCCCGGTACCCAGTTTGCGATTGATTATCAAGTTGGTATTCATATGGGACAGTTAAGATTTTATTTTGTGTTGGCTCCGGTTTAATGGGCTCACTCGTCTTGGTTTCTCGATCCATGATTTGAATGAGCTTCTTGCTGTAGTCGGGATCCGTTGCATACCCTTCTTTTACCAATAGCTCAGCGCATTCATTTCTGCTTGTGGCACGATTAACGCCTTTGTATTTACCAAAGTCTTTGTACCACCGATCAACTAAATAACAAACACAGGAATAAAGATCAGGAAAATCAATGAAACCGTCTTTGATGGTGATCCATTTTCCGTTTATGAATTCTTGAGTGTTGACGCTGGTTCCAGATCCCTTTAAACCAAAGAAGTTATTTGCTCCTGATGTGTGTTTGCCCCAGCCGCTTTCTAATGCCCACTGGGCCGCAACACATTCTGGGTATTTGGCCCCGGCTTCTTTGGCAGCACTGATCAAACCTTCCCATGTATTGGAGTAAGGCTGTGCAAGAGCCTGTTGATTTCTGTATTGTTTAGCGAACTCAGCCAGTGTGTTTGGCGGTGTGTTTTGCTCAAGCCAATCCCAGGCTTTTGATTGATGTGGTAGTTCGTTATAGTATTTTGCCGCATCTTTTAAACAAATTGTCATTTTAGATGCCTCTTTATTTACGTTAAATAATACTGGTAAACACCCGGAACAATAGTTGCACTTGCTGTACCATCAACAATATACAAAATTGTTCCTGAATAGCCCAACGCAAGACCCCTACTATCCGTTGTTTGCGCAAGAACACTTAAAGACTTACTGTCATACGATGCAGTGCTTACATCCCATGCGGTAGAGCAGGAGTATTGATAAACGGTATCGTTTGTATTGCCTACAATATAAAACTTAGTGCCATCATCTTTGAAAAATAATCCAGTTGGCCCAGTATCTTGCGCATTAACACTAAATGATTTACTGTCATAAGATGCTGTACTTACATCCCATGCGGTAGAACATGAGTATTGATATACGGTATCGTTTGTAGTGCCAACAATATAAAACGTAGTACCATCATCTTTAAAAAATAACCCAACCGGAAGACTATCTTGTGTTACAACACTAAACGATTTACTGTCATAAGATGCAGTGCTGATATCCCATGCAGTAGAGCAGGAGTATTGATATATGGTATCGCTTCCGCTGCCAATAATATAAAACTTAGTACCGTCATCTTTGAAAAATAATCCAGTTGGAGCAGTGTCTTGCAAGCCAACCCGTGCCCTAGCAAAAGCACCGCTAGCTGTTTTATTAAATGTTGCCGTTGTTACATCCCAGGGATTGCTGCAGTCGTATTGGAAAATTGAATCATTTGTGCTGCCGATAACATAAAATCGTGTGCCATCTGGTTTAAATGTAATATCTTGTGGGGCTGATTCTTGCAACGCCGCGTTCATATTTTTAGCAGTAAAGCCAGCGTTTACGATATCCCAGGCTAGGGGAAGGTCATACTGCCAGACTGTATCGTTTGTACTACCGACAATATAAAATTTAGTGCCATCGGATTTAAAAAATAATCCAAGTGGATTATTTTCTTGCGTTGTAACACTAAATGATTTACTGTCATAGGATGCTGTACTTACATCCCATGCAGTAGCACATGAGTATTGATAGACCGTATCGTTTGTAATGCCAACAATATAAAATTTAGTGCCGTCATCTTTAAAAAATAATCCAGTTGGACCATTCTCTTGTCCAACAACACTAAATGATTTACTGTCATAGGATGCAGTACTGACATCCCATGCAGTAGAACATGAGTATTGATAGACTGTATCGTTTGTATTACCAACAATATAAAATTTAGTCCCGTCATCTTTAAAAAATATACCAGTTGGGGCATTGTCCTGTGTTGCAACACTGAATGACTTACTGTCATACGATGCAGTACTTATGTCCCATGCCGTAGAACAAGAGTATTGATAGATAGTATCGTTTGTACTACCGACAATATAAAATTTAGTACCGTCATCTTTAAAAAATAATCCTTGTGGATTAGTATCTTGTCCAGCAACACTAAATGATTTACTGTCATAGGATGCAGTACTTACATCCCAAGCGGTAGAACATGAGTATTGATAGATGGTATCGTTTGTAGTACCAATAATATAAAACTTGGTTCCATCATCCTTAAACTGCACATCGGTTGAGGTGCCCTCTTGTCCACCGATATAAAACCCACTTCCCGCTTGGTTGTTTGTGCTGATGTCCCACGCCGTAGATAAAGTGAATTCATAAACTCGACTAGTTGAATTACCTATGACGTATAACTTAGTTCCGTCATCTTTAAATGTTATTCCTGCTGGGGTTCCATCAAATTGAACTCTACATAATTTACTGTCATACGATGCAGTGCTTACATCCCATGCAGTAGAACATGAGTATTGAAAGACGGTATCGTTTGCAGTTCCTACAATATAAAACTTGGTGCCATCATCTTTAAAAAATAATCCGAATGGAATAGTATCTTGTCCAGCAACACTAAACGAAACACTATCATATGATGCAGTACTTATATCCCATGCGGTAGAACAGGAGTATTGATAAACCGTATCAAATCCGCTGCCAATAATATAAAACTTAGTACCATCATCTTTAAAAAATAATCCATTTGGCCCAGCCTCTTGCGCATTAACACTAAATGATTTACTGTCATAAGATGCTGTACTTACATCCCATGCGGTAGAACATGAGTATTGATATATGGTATCGCTTCCGCTGCCAATAATATAAAACGTAGTACCATCTGATTTAAAAAACAATCCTGTTGGAACAGTTTCTTGCGTTGTAACACTGAATGATTTACTGTCATAGGATGCAGTACTTACATCCCATGCCGTAGAACAAGAGTATTGATAGATGGTATCGTTCGTAGTGCCAACAGTATAAAACTTAGTTCCATCAGTACTGAATTGAACGTCTTGAAAAGTAATTTCTGATAATCCAAGCGGCCATTGCTTATTCGTGTAATATCCCTTGTCCACTTCCCAGGGGAGTCCAGTCCACTCTCCATCCCGGGTGAATTGCCCTTGGTCATAAATCTCCCACATCCCAGGTTTACCCGAGGAGATTTGGCCGTAACCAACAGGTTTTTTACCGATGTAATTACCTTTCATCGCTTTATTTTTTCCTTATTCTAATAGAAGAGAGTATTGATAAATCGTATCAAATGCTGTGCCTACAATATAAAATTTAGCGCCGTCAGGTTTAAAAAATAATCCTGCCGGAGCATTTTCTTGCGTATTAACACTGAATGACTTGCTGTCATACGATGCAGTACTTATATCCCATGCGGTAGAACAAGAGTATTGATAGATGGTATCGTTTGTAATACCAACAATATAAAACTTAGTGCCGTCATCTTTGAAAAATAATCCAGTTGGACTAGTTTCCTGTGTTCCAAAACTAAATGATTTACTGTCATATGATGCAGTACTTATATCCCATGCAGTGGAACATGAGTATTGATATATGGTATCGCTTCCGCTGCCAATAATATAAAACTTAGTACCGTCATCTTTGAAAAATAATCCAGTTGGCCCAGACTCTTGCGCATTAACACTAAATGATTTACTGTCGTAAGATGCAGTACTTATATCCCATGCTGTAGAACATGAGTATTGATATACGGTATCGCTTCCGCTGCCAATAATATAAAACGTAGTACCATCATCTTTAAAAAATAATCCTTGTGGAGTAGTGTCTTGCGTTGTAACACTGAATGATTTACTGTCATAAGATGCAGTGTTGATATCCCATGCTGTAGAACATGAGTATTGATATACTGTATCGTTTGTGCTGCCAACAATATAAAACTTGGTCCCATCAGGTTTGAAATGTACATCGCTTGGGTTTGTATCTTGTCCACCCACATAGAAATAAGCGGCATAAGCCGTACTAACATCCCAGGGAGTTAATAGGGAGTATTCAAGTACGGTATCGTTTGTATTACCAATGATATAGAACTTAGTGCCATCTGATTTAAAAAACAGTCCTCCAGGACTAGTTTCCTGTGTTCCAAAACTAAATGATTTACTGTCATACGATGCAGTACTTACATCCCATGCGGTAGAACAAGAGTATTGATAGACGGTATCGTTTGTAGTGCCAACAATATAAAACTTAGTGCCGTCATCTTTGAAAAATAATCCAGTTGGAGTAGTTTCTTGTGTTACAACACTAAATGATTTACTGTCATATGATGCAGTACTTATATCCCATGCAGTGGAACATGAGTATTGATATATGGTATCGCTTCCGCTGCCAATAATATAAAACTTAGTACCGTCATCTTTGAAAAATAATCCAGTTGGCCCAGACTCTTGCGCATTAACACTAAATGATTTACTGTCGTAAGATGCAGTACTTATATCCCATGCTGTAGAACATGAGTATTGATATACGGTATCGCTTCCGCTGCCAATAATATAAAACGTAGTACCATCTGATTTAAAAAACAATCCTGTTGGATTAGTGTCTTGCGTTGTAACACTGAATGATTTACTGTCATAAGATGCAGTGTTGATATCCCATGCTGTAGAACATGAGTATTGATATACTGTATCGTTTGTGCTGCCAACAATATAAAATTTAGTACCGTCTGATTTAAAAAACACGTCAGTAGAAGTTGTCTCTTGGTCAGCAATGCTGAATATTGGAAAATCAGATCGTGCACCGGCCAACCCCCACGGCTGCGGCCATGCGGTATCAATAATCCGATCAACTTGCTGTTGAAGTCTCCAGACGCCAGACCACTGTGTGCCCTTCCGAGGCGGACGTGCGCCTGCGTATCCCGCTTCGAATGTTTCTAAGGACATTTATAGATCAAGTAATTTCTAAGACGGATGTGACCACATGAATACCACTTGCTGCACCTGCTGTAGCACGCAGCTTTTGGCCAGAAGTTAACACAACCTTGTTGGGGATCAGCTCCAGGGTTGCACCAGCGGGAATTGTGATTTGCTTGGCGATGCTTGCAACCAAAGTATTGCTGCTATTTGTAACGTCCAGGTTGTAAGTGATGGCTACAGTTCCTGTCACGTTAGCGGCCAGGGAGGACAACACAACGGTCCGGGCGCCTGACGAAGTGGGCACCTGATAAACATCAGTGATGCCAGTCGTTGTTAGCTGTACACCACTATTTGTAAACGCTTCAGGCATTTTAGGATCTACTTTTCTTTTATATTAGCACTTACCTAATGCAATAGAAAGTGCAGTACTTGTGAGTGTTTGCCAAACAGTTTGCGTACCGCTGCTGTATGTGATCGACGCACCTGCCCACGGAGTTCCGGAAGCCAAAACATACAATCCATAAGGACTAATGGCGCCGCCCCCGCTGATCACGGTGACATTCCCACTGGTTTTATAGGTACCTCCAGAGATGGCACCTGTTGTTGAAATATTGTTTGTTGTCGGATCAATCAAGCCTGTTGCAATGGCATAGTTACCGCTGCTTGCAATGCCTGAAACTTCAAGCGTTACGTCAGAAGATGCGCCTGCAAACGTAATGAAATCAACTTTTAATGTTGTCATTTCAGTTCAAGGCAATAGTTTTTGCAGTGGTAAGTGTTGTGGGCTCCGTCCAGGACGTTGTTCCGTCTGCGTTTGTCCTAAGCACTTGTCCAGATACGCCAGTGATCGCAGGAAAGGAATATAGACCGTAGGGACGAATATCTCCTGAACCGCTGATAACAGTTACGTTGCCACTGACTTTATAAACACTTCCGGAGATAACGCCTGTTGTTGAAATGTTTTTTGTAACAGGATCAAAAACACTAACGGTACTGGCAACGTTGTAAATACCAGAAACTAAAACCGTAGTTTCTCCGGTAATTGTTGTGTATGCCAGCGTATCGACTTTGGCTGTTCCGTATGACATTGTGTTCTTTTATTTTTTATTATAACGTCTACACAATGCGCCAATAACTACCTGACGGCACAACAACTGTGACGCCTGAATCAATAGACACAGGACCAGCAGACAGTCCGTTGTAGCCGCTGCCAATTGTCACACCGCTATTAATTGCTATTTTGTTTTCAAAAATTAAAGACTGAAGAGCACCACCAAATAATCCACTGCCGCTAACCTGAATACTACCTGTTGTTGTTTGGGTGAAGTTAGCGAATGTAATATTACCAGTCGTTGCATTAATCGTTGTAACGTTAATCGTTTGACCGGTGATGGTTGCCCCGGAAAGATTGGTAAAGATACCGGTAACACCGGTAACTCCACCTGCGCTTAAATAATTACCAGTGATTGTTCCACCCGAGATGTTTTGGGCTTCTACTCGTGTGGAACCAGTGATGTAATTGAAAGTAGCGGCTTCTCCAAATACAAATTCACCCGATAACTCATCAGTGAAAACACCGGTGCAACCAGTTATTCTGGTGAACAGACCGGTGGCGCCTGTAATTGTTGCGCCAGAAACTCGTGTAGTAAAGACGCCACTGACGCCGGTGATATTACTAAAAGCAGCGTTTGTACCAGTGATTAAAGCACCTGAAAGCTGTGTTGTAAAAACACCTGATGCACCGGTGATATTTGCAAACTGGCCAATATCCCCAGTTACAACAGCTCCAGATAAAGTGTTTGTGAATGTCCCAGAGATTCCGGTGAGCGCTTGAAACTGTCCTGTAACACCGGTAATTAAAGCACCCGATAGTTGAGATGTAAATGTACCAGTGGTAGCCGTAAATGCTTCAAAAAGACCAGTTACGCCTGTGATCGTGGTACCGGAAACCCGGGTAAAGTTACCAGAAACAAAGTTTCCTGTTGTTGCATTAACCGTAGATCCGGTTATTGTTGCTCCACTTAATGTTGTTGTAAAAACACCTGTAACGGCAGTAAGTCTTGTGAAGTTTCCAGAAGCGCCTGTAATTGTTGCACCGGAAATAGATGTTGCGCCATAAATCTCGTTGCCGTTTAACTCTCCAAATATCCCGGTAATTCCTGTGATTGTACCGCCGGAAACAGTACCGCTAACAACAAGGTTGGTTGAGATGGTACCACTACCGCTAATCGATAGGTTTCCGGCAGCTGTAATGTCGCCAGTTGTACTGATTGCTGGAATAGTAAGAGTGTTTGTAAAAACACCTGTCAACGCTTCAATGCGTTGGAATAAACCACTAACACCCGTAATTGTTGCACCGGAAAGTCTTGCGGTATAAATACCAGTTGCACCAGTAATTGTCGTAAACCTTCCTGTATCTCCCGTTAGGACACTGCCGGATAATTGTGTTGTAAAGACGCCAGAAACACCTGTAATATTTGAAAACTGACCTGCGTCTCCGGTAATTGTTGAGCCAGAAACACTAGTGGTAAAAGTTGCGCCAGAGCCTGTGATGGTTCTAAATAAACCGGTAGTACCTGTGACGGTTAGACCAGATACCCTAGTTGTGAATGTGCCGGAAACACCGGTTAAGTTTGCAAATAAACCAGTAGATCCAGTGACTGTTAAACCTGAAACTTGCGTTGTAAAAATACCTGAAACGCCAGTTACTTGACCAAATAAACCGGTGGCACCTGTAACAGTTAAGCCAGATACTCTGGTTGTAAATACCCCGGATACACCAGTTAAGTTTGCAAATAAACCGGTGCTGCCTGTGACGGTAAGACCAGAGACTTGTGTTGTAAAAACACCGGATACACCGGTAATATTTGTCCCGCTAAGACTAGAAAATAAACCAGTGGCACCAGTGATTGTTTGTCCAGTAACAACGCTAAATAAGCCGGTTGTCCCCGTTACAGTTACACCGCTTACGCGAGTAAAATCACCTGTACCAACAGTTTCTGTGCCAACTGTTAAAGTTGTAATATTACCGGTGGATGCATTAACGTTTAAACCGGCAAATGTATCACCGGTAAAAGTAACGCCACTTGTTGTGCCGCTAAGTACGGTGCCACTATTGACAACTAGGTAACTAAACGTACCTGTTTGTGTAACGTTAACATTCGCTAGGTTGAAAGCACCGCTAATGGACAGAGAGCCTTCAACAGTTAAAGACCCCGCAACCGTACCGCCAGTTAACTGAAGGTAATAATTATTAAAATATTGTTTGGTATTTGTAAACGTTAATTTTTTATTTTTTAGTCCCGGATCAACTTCTGCAACATCTACGACCATGAGAAGGTCGTCGTCATTGATATTTGACGAAGAAATTGCAGGAAGTTCTGTTATCCGCCTATTGGCCACTACGCAAGCACAAATCCTATAAATTGAATTATAGGAGACCTGTGTTTAAGCTATTTAACTCGAATTTCAAGGCGCGGAATCATGTTTGATACGAAGTTCCAGCTGGCTTGAACACCTGTGACAAGACCGCAGGCAATGGCAAAGACAAGAATTAATTCGGCCACTGTTAAATTACGACGTACATACACCACTTTTGAAGGCGGTGCATACGGAACATTTCCTTGAGTCGCGCCAGGTTGGGACATGACTTGTTGAATGGCCATTTCACGGGCACGGGCCTTCATGGCCTCCAAGGCTTGCGGTGTGATCTCATTAAAACCAGACATCGGCTGGGGGGCTGGCGGAGTGCTTGGCGAAACCTGTTCGTCCATGGGATGCAAAACATTTGAAAATACACTAGCATTTTAAAAAGTTTTGAAGAGAATGGCTTACGGAATTCGGAAAGGATTAGAAGATATTGCACGGGAACTCAAGGGAATCAAAAATATTTTGAGTTCGATGTGGAATGTTCAATATCAAAACGACGGCGCCAAGGCAATTAACCCAGAACTGTTTGCAGATGAATATCTTTCAACAGAGGAATGCGCCCGTCGCCTGAATGTATCGGACCAAACAATTCGCAACTGGATCTCCATGGGGCGCAGCAATCCTGAAAAGGGTTGGAAGGAAGGGATTCAATACGTCAACATCATGGTAGATCCCACCAAGAAGGCGGTGATTCGAATCCCTTGGAACGCGCTGATCCAATCGTTTGCCAATAACCGCAAGGTCGGTTTAACCGATATGTATGGCCAGCCGAGCATGTATCAGCTGCACCGTGAGGCATTAAGGGAGTAATGGCGCATCGTTTTAAAAACATTGACATTTCAGCGGTGACGCTTGAAAATCACCGGGAGCTTTTGCCGGAATCTCTGTCGCAACAACTTGCTATGTTCTTGCCTCCCGAAGGGTCCTTTGATGACGGCTGCTTGAGAAGATATTTGGAAAACCTTAAGAACTACGAAGAGGAGGATGCGAATCTTGGAATGACGCTAGCGAATCGTCTTCGGCTTGCGTTTCGAGATTTGAAGCCAGATACTATTTGCAGTAAATTCCCACAAGCGGAATTGCCGCTGAAAAGACGCTTGCGATGTGTAGCGGAATACTTGATTCGATCCGGTGAATTTGACAAATTAAAAGACGAAAAAGGAAAACTAATTAAAAAACGTGGGAACTTAGGGAAATTAGTGGTAATCTACGAACCTCTCCCAAAACTTTTAGAATCGTTAGTCAAGCAGGGGTTGATTGAAAAATGAACAGACGCGAAAAACTTGTTGCTTCGGTCATCGGCCCTGATCTTGACAATACCAAAGCCAAGATGCTTGATGCCACCATTAAGTTAATTCTTGGCGACATGGGGCAGCAATACTTCAAGCTGTGGCAACTCGAAGGACCTGGCGTCATGGTCTTCCAGCCTGAAGACAAAGGGCGCTCAATGTTTTACTGGACACTCAAGGAAATCCATTCGGCCCAGGAAAGTTGTGAAAAAGAAAATAACGGTGATCTAGCCGAAAGCTTTCGACGCATTTTGGAAGCAGCACAAAAGATTGATCCGGAAGAAAAAGCTGGTTACGTCATTAATGATGCAGAAGGAATACGTTATTTTGAAATTGATTACAACAAGACAACAGAAAAGTAATGGGTCTTGCAAGCGTTTATAAAGGTCTAAATGAAGACCGCGAATGGATCAGCAATTACGATTTGATTGCATCGGCGCATGAGCTGATGGGTGGCATCGAGCTTGACCCTGCAAGTTCCAAGGTTGCCAATGAACATGTCAATGCTGAAAAGTTCTATACACCTTTGGACGATGGACTAAACGTTCAAGAGTGGTTTGGGAATGTGTACTTGTTTCCTCCCGCTGGCGCATACTTTTTTGACAAGAAGAATGAGCGATGGAAAAAAACTAGGGCTTCTTCTCCGTCTTTGTCCTCGTCCCATGCCGTATGGTTTCGTCGTCTCTACAAAGAATGGTTAAAGGGGGAAGTAAATCAAGGGCTTTATTTTACCAACTGCCCTGACATGATTCGTTACGAACAGAAGATCTTTGATTTTCCTGTTTGCATCTTGCGTACTCCACCTATTTTGAATTGCAATTCAAGCACGGGAATGACGCGGAAGCGGACCTGTACATCATTAGTTGTTTACCTTCAGCCCCAGGGAGATGCAAGTGCCGCAACTGAGAAATTTATCAAGATCTATTCTCCAAAAGGGCGTGTTTTAGTTTAGATTTAACACCTGACAATCCAAGACTTATGTCTGTTCTGGCCGACTGGGAAATCAAGAAACTTGCGGAAGAAGAAGAGATGATCTCTCCGTTTCAAGATCGTCTTATCAGTGAAAAAAACGGACAAAAGATCTTGAGCTATGGATTGAGTTCCTACGGCTATGACATTCGCTTGTCTCCCAAGCAATGCTTAATTTTTGGCAAGGTTCAATCCGGTGATTGTGACCCCAAGGATTTCGATGAGAACATCTTGAAGCCTGCCGAATTGCTGGAAGACGAGAAAGGCCAATATTTTTTACTGCCGCCATACGGCTATTGTTTGGGTGTGGCCCAAGAGCGATTGAAACTTCCGCGTGATGTAACCGTTGTTGCTGTCGGCAAGTCAACCTATGCTCGCTCTGGGATCCTGGTCAACATCACACCCGCCGAATCAGGCTGGGAAGGTTACTTGACTTTGGAAATCAGCAACTGCACCGGACTCTTTAATCGCATTTACGCTGACGAGGGGATTACACAATTGCTTTTCTATCGCGGAAACCCGTGTCATGTCACCTACCAAGATCGCAAAGGCAAGTATCAAAACCAAGAAAAGCAAGTGGTGTTTTCTCGGGCTTAATTAACCAAACGGACGGCCAAATCTAGGTTGGGGCTTGTTGGCATAATTTGTGCCACCGCCCCTTCCGAAGCGATCACCTTGACTTGGTAGGGTGGTACCAGCGATTGAAGCTTCTGTCCTGGGCGTTTTGCCGCGAATGGTCGGCTCGTTGACTAAAGCTTGTTGGCGAAACTTACCAGCGCTTTTTGCGGCTCGCATGAATTTGGCAATACGACTTTGATCGTCATTGATGGGGGCAACATTTCCCCTTTGTTCAGGATCAACGCGACGCAAGTCGGTGTCGTAAGCTTGTTCAGGCCTTAAGTCAGATACCTCGGCTCCGGACGTACCAGAGAACTGCCGAGGATCATAGCGGGAGCTGTATACATCTGCCATGTTAATATTGTAATTGAAGGTATATAAAACCTATATCCCATGCACGGCGCTGCTGGTTTCTTAGATAGTTTTGTACAAGACGAAGTTCGTTGTCGTTGTCTGACAGAAGAGGACTTTGGTGCCCCTCTGGACAATGCAGAGAACGATGTTCCGTTGTACGATATGTACAACCGTGGATTAGCAGCATGCGAGCAGGGACTCGAGAGAACGAATCTGGCATTGGAGGGGATGGATCGGCCAGGGAAGACCGGTTATATTCCGAGCGTGGAAGAAGCGAGCCGGTATCCTGGGACGCTGCCGATGCCGAAAGCAAAACTATTGGTTCTTCCTCCAGCGGATCAAACGAGCGAGGGCGCTCTGTCAGCGAAGCGCCGTGGTTTACTCCGGTAGAAGAATCTGAGTGTAAAGACGGTGTTTGCCCGGTCCCCTGGCTGACAAAACCGATTATTCAAGAAGATGTAGTCAACCATCCTTCCCATTACACGGAAGGTGGTGTTGAGTGTATTGAAGCAATTGAAGCACAATTAAGCCACGAAGAATATCGCGGTTATTTAAAAGGGTGTATTGCTAAGTATGTGTGGCGAGAGCGCCATAAGGGCGGCTTGGAGTCCCTTAAAAAGGCAAGGTGGTACCTTGAGCGCCTTATTGAATTAGAAGAGCCTGGTTAGGCAACCTGAAACGGGTCGTCGTCTTCGTCTTCGTCGTAGTCAGCTGCGAAACAGGCGGCGGCCAGTTCGGCCAGCTCTAATTCCGTGGGAACATCCATGTCAAGTTGGATGTTTTCATCTGCCAGTATTTCTTTGACTGCTTGCCACTCAAGCAACCGCTGGTGATACAGGTTAAGCAGGGCAATCCTTAATTCGTCCCAAGTCATTTCCTCAGACTGGATTTCTGCTTTTCGCATGGCGAATTGCAGCTCTAAAGGAAGTTCAAACCCTCGTGCTTCGGCTGATCGCTCCATGGATGACCTGAGTCTATTCAATGATTCTAATCCCAATCTTCAGTAGATAAAATAGAACGATGTTTGGAATTTAAATTCCAGGGGTCAGAAACGATGTCAAATTCGTTTGCAAATTCAGCCAGCAAATAGGGATTCACGTTTTTTTCCAGCTTGCGAATAGCATTGACTTGCCTTTTGGATGCTGTGTAATTCCGAAATGCGGTCAATAAAACCTCTGTGGAACTCCAGGGACAATCCTCTACTTCTGATAGGAACAACTCAACTTCTTCCCTGCGTCTATCAATCAGACCCCCAATGACACGATGGTCTTCATCAAAGATCCAGCGTGACATTTCTGCTGCAACACCATACCAATTTTCATTTGCAATGCAGTCGATCAGTTCGGAATACAAGAATGGTTGCCAACCGATGGAATGCACAAAAGAAACAAGTGCTTCTTTCATGGTTGGCTCTAAGATTAAATTAATTTTTTCTAAATCTTCGCTGATATTTTGTAATTCATATTCCAGGTATTCCAACGCTTTCTCTTTGGTGCAACAGTGCCCTCTTAAAACGGGCGAACCGTCAGGGTAAAATTGAGTTCCATAGCCAAACGTATAGGGTGCTCCTCCTGTTTTGGAGTCTGAATACGCTTTTTCGCTGAAACCTTCGTAATTGCGAATTAATTCAATTGCGCGAAAAAAAGATTTCATGGGGGTAACTATTATTACCCCCAATCATACACAATTTATTTACCTTGACCGCGCATCTTTTTGCGCCCGTGATTAGGCAAAGAATGTTGACCCTGACCTTGACGAGTCTTCTTAGGCCTGGACTCAAGTTTGACTGAAGAGCTGCTCTTTGGTTTTGCCATGGTATTGAAATGTGGCTTGCGTATGCTACATCAAAAATTCGTTGTCACCACTTTACACGATGAGACCAATATCTAGCCGACATGATGTCAGGGTTAGCGTCTTGGGCATTGTGGCGAGCGTAATAAGAACGCCTTCTCGCCTTGTCTTTCTCTGTTTTAGGGTTTTTGCCGGCGCCTTCCACGCCTTGCTGGCCGAATCGAATAATCTTTTCCTCCCCGCCTTTACAAGCTTTAACCACATGTGATTTTGTGGGGTGCCCAGGGGTGCGCTTGGGCTTGTTGCACGCCATCTTATCTTTTGCAAGCTTAGCTGCAGATGCTGCTTTTTTGCGTTTTTCAGACATTAGAAACCTTTGAACATTGAAGTAAATTCACCAAGAATTTGTTGACCAGATTTTGATTTCTGGTAACCTTCTTCTTCATCGTCTGTGCCTAATCCTAGTTTAAAGTAACTATCCAAATCAGGGGAAGACGTTGTAGTTTTAGAGGTTGTCGTTGGTTTTGGCTCATCAAAAAAGCTTTCAATTGTACCAAGGGATGCAAAGGGATCACTTAAGTCCAAGCCATAAGTTTTAAGCGCTTCGTTGGATCCAGCCTTTGTTAATAATGTTTGTTCTGATCGATCTAAATCAGGGAAAAACTTTTGGTAAAACTCATCTTCTGTACCTTGGTAACCAGCACTTTGGAATGTTTTAAATAGTTCAGTTTGTGGTTTAGACATCTCATCTTTATAATCTTCCGGTCTTTCAATATATGTCAAACCAAGTATTTCTTGGGTGGGTTTTTGCCTTTTTTCGTTTAAGTATTTAATTTCAGATCTAATTTCTTCTGCCGTTCCAGTGCGGAGAGTGTTCTTAATATATTCTTTTAATTCTTCGACGGTTCCTTTGAAGTCTGTTAAACCATATCGTTTTAAAACTTCGTCCCAGGTGCCTTTATCATTCGGATCTAAACCCGCAAGCATTTGGTCGGCAAATTCATCTGGTGTAATAAATTGACCAAAAACAGATCCTTGCTTTAAAGCCTCTTCTTTCAAGGCTGGAAGTATATCTTTATAAATTTGATCTGTAACTTTAGAGGAATTTAGAATGTCGTCAGCGGAATCGTAGCCTCTACTTTGACCTTTAACCTGGAAATGCATGCGAGCAAATTGTTCTTTATTGTTTAAATCAATTCCAAATCGATATGCTTGTTGAGCCCAATAAGTATCTCCTTTTTTAGCTGTTTCCCAGTCTGAATTAACCGTGTTTGCTTGATCAGCGTACGCAGTTGCTTTTGCTGTGTTTCCAGAGGGATTAAAGTAGAACTCAGAGTTAAAATAACGATCCGGTGTTTTACTGATACTATCTAAGTATGCTTTAGAGCGCAAATCTGCAGTAAGCTTAGCAGCGTTTACAATATCTTGTGTTTGAAAGGGGTTTTGCTCTTCTTGGCGAACATCTAAATACTCAACAAATTCATTCATTGAACGAGATTCATCAAAGCGCGGTTGAAGATATTTTTCAATAAATTCTTTAGCAAAATTTGCATCGATGTCGAGCATTTGCTGAACTTCGCCTGTTGTATAACCAAGCTTTTGCGCCTTTGAGTATTTCTCCTTAAGCGTGCTATCAAACCATTGTTGCCAATTGTATGTTGCGTTATTTTGAACGCCAGTGATTCCCCGGAGGTTTTTAAGCAATGATTCTTCAGCTTTACCTGCAGACGTAAAAGAGAGTACTCCCCCAACCCCACTATCACCAAGTATTGAATCGGACAGTGTTTGATTAATATCCATGATTTCACTAAAGCCACTAAAGCCTCTCATCAAATCGAGCATTTGCTCTTTTTGTTTTGCTTTTGTAATTTCAGCAATAGTATCCTTCAAGACGTTTTGAGCTAAAGCGCCGAATTTTTTCACATCAACCTGCGCTTTCTCGCCAACTGCTTGATTGAGTGCATCTTCTAATTCTGTGATGCCATAACCGGCATTGGCGTTGTAGTTGAAAGAAATTTGTTTGTCTTCTGGTCTTTGGGAAAGGCGGAATAATGCGGCAAAATCATCCTTGTTATTGACATCCAAATAATTCTTTTTTGCAAGGTCGTCCCAATAAGGGTCACCGTTTTTAGCTTTATTCCACTCTTCAGCAATCTTTGGAACGTTCAACAAGCGATCTGTTTGTGTTTGTGTGTCCACGCCTAATTGCAAGGCGCGAACAGCTTGAAGGTCTGCATCTGTTGGTTTTTTTTCTACATACGAAGTAGCAGCGGAAGTGGCTTCCGGAGCGTTGCCGCGCAACCCAGCTGCTTTGCCTTGAGTCGTGTAATGCTGAAGATAATATCCATTTTCGCCGTATCTTTCCGTAACGTCAATATCGTCATTGGCGACCGCATTTTTCCACGCTTCTTCTACCTGCGGGTTTGTTTGTTTGTAATATTTAGGATCAAAAGCTCCATACAAAGGTTTAGCTCCCAGGTTTGTGTCCCAGGTTTGTAATTTTTCTGTCCTATAAAACGTTTTATACTGCTCTTCTAAATCTTTCTTTAACGCGGGATCAACGTTGCCGATGTTTATTAGTACCTGGCGTTGGATTGTGTAATCACCACCACGAGTTGAATTTGCAGTAGCAATAGTAGTGTCGTACGCTTGGTTTTTATATGTATTGGTTTGGTTAATTGCAGCGTTACTTGCGTTTTCTTTTCTATTTAATTCGTTAACACGAATATTATCGGGAAGGGGTGCGCTTCGTGTTTGATACTCGTCCCTTCCGACGCAACTACCCCAAAAGTCCCTTACATCGCATCTATCACTAGTCTTAACAGAATAGTTATAAGACTCAGGATAATCAGTTTTTAAATTGGTGGGATTATCGGTTTTTTCGTATGTGACTTTCCACTTTCTGGAAGCAGGCTCGTAATAAATGCCCATTATTTTTGAAGGGATTTTTCCCAGCTGTGTTTTTCTACAAGGTAAGTTTCAGTAAACTTACGGACTTCAATCATTTCATCATACCCTTGGGTTAACAAAGCCACCGCTGGATAGAGTTCATGTATTAACTCTCGGTAAACATGAGCATAAATGCGTTCAGTATTGGTGCCTTTGCAAAGGTGGTTGGCCTGTTGCCATGCGCACCAACCCAGTGTTTGAAACGGCTGTAGTGTTTTAATATTTTCTTGGTAAAACGGATTGCTCGGTATCCGAGTAAATAAAAGCTCGAAAACATCCATTAAGTCTTGGTTGTCATACCTTCGGTCTTGGTCGTAAACGTTATCAATGATGCGACAACAGTAGCCAAGTTGTATTAAATAATCCAAAGCATCCTTGTTATTACCAGCTGCAAGCTGAGCCCCTTTCATTGCAGGGGCTGTATCAACAAGCCATTCAGCGAAGGACATTAACTAGCCGCTGTTATTGCGTTATCACACACAGTATACAAAAAAATGTCAATCACATCTTGTGACATCCAGGCTTTAATACGGGTGTACTTTTCTTCCGTGAAATAAGATTGTTGGCGATACCACTCTTCCATCTTCGCGCTTGCTTTATTTGTGTTACAACGACGACAAGCGGGGATCAAATTAGTTCTATTGCTTGAGCCAGAACGAAACCGTGGGATAATATGATCCAGGGAAGTGGCCTCTTCTCCGCAATAACCACATTTGCAATCCCAGGCGTCGTAAATAGATTGTCGATAACGTTTCTTTGCTAACTTTGGAGTTAATTCAATGAGCAGGGCGAGGGGATCCTGTTCACTATTGAACATACTCTTTGGTTGCCGTTATCTTATTTTAATTTCTCCTATCTTGTATCAAGAAGCAACATAAAGCCAAAAAATTTGTTAAGGCTCTTGACGCCTGCGTCTTTTTAGATACGGTGTATGAGTACGCGTTTTTCCGCGCCATGACCAAAAATACTGGATGGGTCTCCGTCCAAAAGGCAGAAGAGCTCTTGGGGCTTGACCGCAAGACTCTCTTTAAGTACCGCGATGACGGCACCCTGAAGTTGGGGCCGCATTTCGCTGCCTTTCCTGAGACCCGTTCACGGGACAGCTATCGCTGGAACGTAACCGCCGTCAGAAAGCACCTGCAAAAACAGAAGATGCTTGCAGCCGCTTGACAGGTTTGCAATTGGTTTTGCGTATGCGATAGGCCAGTAACAAATCAGTAATATTCAAACGAATTTGCTGATAAGAAATGGCCTTGTAAAGGGAAATTTCAAGGGGATTCCAGCAGCTCTGCAGATTGCGGGGCTGCTTTTTCTTTAATGAAAACAAAATAACCCATTGCGGATGCAAAGGTTTAATAGGACGTTTTTTGGAAGAAATTAGAATTGTGGCGTCGGTCCCCCAAGAGAAGCCCATCAATTCTTCTGGCTTTAGACCATAGGTAGCAACCATGCCGTAGAGCCAAGCTACGTCTTTAGTTTTTGGATTGGAGATCAGCTGGAAGTACTCGTCCACAATCCGCTGATCCACTGGCGGTTGGTGAGTCATGACTATGACGAGTGGGTAACCGCACCATATAAATGCGCGGGGTCCACACGCAAGAGATAAAAGAAATCTTAATGAGTCTTAGGTGACTCCATTTAATTTTACAATATATTAAGCTGGGTTGACACCGCTTGCAAAGGCTGCCCACGCAAGGCCGATTGCCTCCATGGTCGATAACTCCCCAGAAGCATAGGGAAGATGGACAACATCACCAACGTGATAAACAGTTGGAATACCTTCGTAAGAAACCGTACTGTCACCATAAATTCGCCCTGAGATTTGTTGCTCAGAATAAATAAAATTTGAATCAACAACGTCTCCAAATTCAGGCATTGTTACACACTTGGCGTACCACCAGATGCTGGAACATATGTTTTGCCGTTCTTATCAATCATTGTAAAACCAGCCATTTTTACAAAATTAGAAGGAATGTTAAACAGTTTTTGCATCATAGGCATCATCATTGGTGCTTGGCAATTGTAAGGAGGAACGTCCATTGTTGACAAAGAACTTCGCTGTAAATTTGCCGCTCTGGCCTCTGTTTGATCCTTTTCTGTTTCATCAACTAATTTTTGTTCCCAAGCAGCCATGCTTTCGATTCCCACTGGAAAATCAGAGGGCTCTGGAGGGAACACACCTTCTTCATATTTCATTGCATAAATATGTTTGCAATAACGAATCTCATCAAGCAGTGGCGTCCACGTATCGGTTAACGAGGTAATAACATTTCCTGAGCTCGAATAATCTTGGTAAGAAGGCATGCCTTCTGACTTTGATCCAGGGAGAGAAGGGTTTGCTGTACTGCGTATATACATCGCACCAAAATCCCTAAAAACCCCTGCATTTTCCCTGGTGGCACCAGGTTTTGTTGAAGTTGTTGAAGTAACGGTTGGGGGCACGTTGTATTGTGGCGACGGCGAAATAATACGCATATCTCGATTTGTTTGTGCATTTGTCATTGCATTATTGTTTACCTGTCCACTGACCGTCATTACCTCATATCTTCCTGGTTTTAGAGACGAAAGGCTAGTAAGCGGAAACTTGTCACGCAATGACTCTGAAACTTTGTTTAACGAGGTCATAAACGCGTAGTCTCGACGCGTGAAATCCTGACAAGAACAACAATAACGCGTTCCCGTCATAAAGAAACGCCCTACGTTTGGAGGCCTAGTTGCAGGAGTAACCAACGTGCGATCAGGTGTTGCTTCCACTGATCCTGCTTTGCGAAGTTTTAAAACTCCAGTAAAGGGATTCGTATCAACTAAAACTGCTTGAACATATCCATAACGTGTTTGCGTATTGGGGTCAATTGTGTCGCGAGTGACTGGAACGCCGCCTTGAGTGATGATTCTATCTTCTAAGATCTCGCCATTAATTGCTTTCAATCCACCTGGCACGCCTGGAATTGCAACGTAAAGCGGTGGGGGTAGTGGATTTGAAACACTCCAGCTTCCAGAAAGCCGTACATACCAATATTCTGAATCTTCTGTAACAGAAGCAATGGAAGCGGTTACTCCAGAACTATCATTTACGTTGTCAAAACGTAGGCTGCCCGCAGTGCGAACCCCAGCCCAATGCATGCCAAATTCTTTATTGGTTGTTGGAAATCCTTTGAAAACACCCGGAATTGTCGGTGGGTTTCCAGTGGTTGAAGGGGTTCCGCTTGGCACGGGAACCGCATACAGAAAAGGATAATCGTAAGAATTATCATAAAAACAAGCAGTTGCTATCTCATAGCCACGTCGCCAACGTGACCATGCAGATTCACGATTAATCGTATATAGGGAGTCGGGAACTGATCCTTTGGAAAATTCTGTAGTAATCGGCTTTACTGGCCGAGGATCAAATTTCTTTGCTTTTTGAAAATTGCCAAAAGAGCTTCCACTCTGTTTAGCCATAAATCAGAAGAATCCGCCTTGTGCGTAGATGTGTGCACCTGGGGTGTAGCCGGAAATATTGGGGCCATCCGTGAACACACCAACATAAATGCGATCACCACGCTCCAGATAGACGCCTTTGTTGCGTAAAGGAGCTGTCGTACCTAAACCTGTTGTGTTGCCTGCTTGTGGCATCGGATAGGCAAGTTGAGGCATGGCGTCTGCACAGTCAACTTGGCCGCTGTTCGCGGGAATTGTTTTGGAGAAAAGAACTCGGTAATCACCGCTGCCGGGGATTGGCGTGGTCGTGCCACGGGTGTGATAGAACACAAAGGTAACGGCGGGCTGATAGCCATAAGCGGCACCGTTGTAACTAAAGCCGCTAGTCGTACCCCCGGAGAAAATTAAAGAAGTATTAACACCTGTCAGCGTGCTTGCGCCGGTATACGTGTAATAACCATAGCCGCTCATTGCGGCTGTACCCAGAACGCCAGTGTGTTGAATAAAAACAAGCTGGCCGCTTGTCAGAGAAATAACAGTGCCAGAAGTGCCAGAGCTAATGGTGTAATCTGCGTCGCGATATTTGTCATTACGGACAATGGTGATGGAGTCAACCACGCCACCATTATTGTTGTCTTCGGCTAACTCGGCATCCATATCTACGAGGATGGACGGAGCCTGACCACCTTGGACAAAGATGGTATTACTAGTTGCGTTACCAACCGTTTGCGTTGTAATCCGCACGGAATCAAACAACGGCCGATCTACAAGAAGGGGTTGCTTGTTTGTGGATGTCGAGCTCAAAATCTTTACCGCTGTTTTTAATAATTATAGGCTATCTTGCTGATTGAGATGCTTGAAGAAATCCAAGAAAGTCTGCCGGCAACTGCATTGAAGAGTTAGCCAAAAATTCAGGATTGGCGTATAGATTACTAAACTCGCTCATGTATTTTCCAGCAACATCACTCTGGGGTTTAAATTTAAACCGCTTAGATAATTCGTAAGTTAACGCAGAAAAAGGCGACGCTTCTCCATAAGAAGAGCGCCGCACTTCACCTGGTAAATACCCCGTTTCTAAATAATCAGAAAACCTGGCCATTATCGAATGGTACCAAAGAGAGTCGGAATGGTTCCAAGAGCAGGTAAGACGCTATTCAGGGCTTCCTGAATAAAGAGCTGAGAAAGGTTTTTCTTTTGCTCAGAGCGCCCAAGGTTGGTACCAAGAATTGGAGCAAGTACTGACGAAACAGGAGGTGGTGGTGTCACAGGTGGTTGTGCTGCCACCGTTGATAACTCACCTGGAATGTCTCCCAAAACTCGTTGTGCGTTTGCGTAAAGATCTCCGCCTTTTTTAAAGCGAGGAAGTGCGCTTTGCACTGAGGTTCCGAAAGCGTCCCTAGACGTTAAGGAAACGTTGGGATTGCCGCCAAGTACTGTGGCGTATGCTCGGCCAATACCCATGCCCGGTTTATAGCCACGATCTTGAAAGTATTGAAGGACTTTAGGCATCTGGCCAGCCCTGGTTTGAGGTCCTGTAATCCCATAGAGTTGCTGTTCGTTTTGTCCAAACTGAATCATGCCCTTATGGCGACCACCAGCACCACCAACAATGTTTGGGTCCATGTTGGGGCCGGATTCCAAGGAAAGAAACGCGCCAAATTCATAGGGATTCAAACCAAGTTGTTTGGCTCCACGAAAAATAGCAAGTCTTTCTTCTTCTGGAAGAATGCCAACTCTAGGTGCCATTACAGATTCCCTCCTTTTAGACGCAACATCTCGCGGTAAGCAAGGCCCGGGTTGGCTTTCGCCCACTGCTGGAGGCTCTCGGGT